ACGGAGCGCACCCACCCTAGGGAGAGCGTTATGGCCCTAGAGATGCTGGCAGAGGGGAAGGGATATGAGGAGGTGTCTAAGGCTACGGGGTTGTCCTTTGGGCAATTAGCAGCTTTGAAGGCGCGGCATAAGCAGGGGTTGGATGTGCGGCGGATTGCTTTATCTGAGGATGGGTTTGAGATGGCCGAGAGCTTGAGATTGCTGGCTAAGAAGAAGATACACAACCTGTCTATGGATGATGAAGCTCTGGCTAAGACGCCCCTAAAGGACTTGGTGATCCCTTGGGCCATTGCTCAGGATAAGGGGTTTGCGGCACTAGGGGAGGCTACAAAGGTGGTGGTGGAGCATAGGAAGGGGCCGTCGATTGAGGATGCTATGGCGGCGATTGCCGAGGCTAAGGCCAAGCTCAAGGAACAGGCGATAGAGGTGGATGTAACGCCGGCCAAAGAATGAGCATGGAATGGCGTAAGCACCCTGTCCTCAAGGCGCCCACCGCCGAGGAGATGGCCCAAATGGAGCCAAAGCAGCTTGTTGAGCTACACGGGCTGTTCCATGCGGCAATGGCCAACAGCGAACGCGATCCCTACCGCTATGGCTTCATCCTAGACAATTGGCGCAAAACTGAGGCGTTATTGGACAAGCATGATAGCGTTGTGGCCTTAGGTGGCAATCGAGCCTCTAAGACGCAGCTAGGGGCGTGGCTGACGGTGAAGTGCGCAATGGAGAACCCAGACGGACTCATCATCTGTTTTGCCCAGAATGCCGAGCTATCGGTGTTGGTTCAGCAATCGGCCATCTTCCACCAGCTACCTTTAGAGTTTAAGCAAAAGACCTTGGGCCAGAGCGAATACATCTCTTACACAAAACAGAATGGATTTGCCGGGAATAGCGTCATTCTGTCCAACGGTAGCCGCATCCTATTTAAGACCTATTCTCAATACCAGCAGAATCAAACCATCCTTGAGGGATTGGAGCTTGGTAGCTTTAGTCCAAAGCTAGTGAACCTCGGGGCGTGGTGCGATGAATACCTTGGGGGACCGGAGCTAATTGACACCCTTGCATTCCGGCTTGCCACCCGCAACGCCAAGATGCTCCTCACCTTCACCCCGATTGATGGGTATTCTGAAACCATCCGCGCCTTCCTTGACGGGGCTAAGACGATAGAAACAAAGAACGCCGAGTTGTTGAACAACAGGACTTTGCCATACATCCAGGAGTGTAAGGATAAGGATGCCGCCATCATCTATCTACACACGATAGACAATCCCTTCTCTGGCTATGATCGTGTGGCGAAGGAAGCCCTGTCTAAGGGGGATGAGGCGTGGATTCTATGCCGGCTTTACGGCGTCCCCACCAAGAGCATTTCCAGCAAATTCCCGTCATTCTCCCGCGAGGTGAACATTGTTAAGCACGAAGCCATTCCAACAGAGAATGTTACTCGATACATGGTGCTAGACCCCGCTGGGCGGAAGAAGTGGTTTATGTGCTGGATAGCCGTAGACTCTACCGATACATGGTGGATCTACAGGGAGTGGCCTGACGCATCTCACGGGGATTGGGCTGAATGGCGTGGCGGAAAGTGGGCTCCCGGTGAGGGTGCAAAGCGGGATGGGAACATTGAGGGAATAGCCCAATACGTTGATTTGATAATGCAGATGGAGCGCGAGAATCGGGAGGAGATTATGGAACGGCTGATAGATCCGCGCCTAGGTGCCGCCAAGTATCAAGCTGCTACAGGGGTGAGCTGCATCATTGAGGATTTGGCCGATGCTGGCCTTCCATTTGTCCCGGCTCCCGGTTTGGACATCGAGGACGGATTGCAGGCGCTGCACAACAAGATGGCCTACAACCGCAAGCTGCCGTTAGACGGGAGCAATAGGCCGCGCTTCTACATCTCCGACCGCTGCGAGAACATCATCCGCTCCATCCAAGAATACACAGGGGATGGCGGCAAAGATGAGGCGTGGAAGGACCCGCTGGACTGCGTGCGCTATGCTGCTATCGCTGACATTCGATACGTGGACCCCAAGTGGCTTGGTGCCATGAAACAATCAGGAGGAAGCTATTAACATGAATAAGAAAGACATGAAATGTAATGTTCCGCGCCGAGACGTTAAGGGCGGGAAGAAGTCTGTTGTCAAAGCCTGCGCCAATGGCGTAGAGAAGATCGTCCGCTTCGGTGATGCCAATATGAGCATCAAGAAGGGGAGCCCTGCCCGAAAGAAAAGCTATTGCGCCCGATCTGCTGGCATCAAGGGCGGCGAGGGCAAGCTGTCTGCAAACTACTGGTCAAGAAGGGCCTGGGAATGTTAACGGAGGTGCTGGAGTAACGCTTTATCTGTATGACCGAAAAGGAACTAAAGGTAAAAGAGTGTGAGCTAAACGTATTGGAGCAGAAGGCGAAGGTTCGTAATGCACAGAGGGATGTGGAAGCGAAATACGCCGAGGCAAAGTTTGAGCTTGAGAAGGAACGCATCGCGCTTGAGCGAGAAGAGGCGCGACTTGAACGCGCATTAACGGAGCTGTCCAATCCCTTTGAATCTGATAACCATGAAAACTAAATGCACGGCCTTAGCCGAGGAAATGAAGATAGATGTTGAGCAACTACTTGCCCAAGCGGCTAAGGTGATAAAGCCGGGAATGTCCACCGGGAAGGGCAAGAACACTTGGTTCACTGAGGCCGGAACAGACCTCATTCGCCAAAGCGAGGAATCCCCGCTCACCGTGGCCCACCGCTACGAAGCCTACGGGGTTAAGACAGCGCCCAATCCCCGCTGGTTGTATTGCACCATCGACACCTTCAAGGGCAAGATTCCCGTTGCCATCCCGCGCAAAATGCAGGATAGGCTTGTTGGTAAATACTTTACGGTAGAAGCAATTAAAGACATCAAAGGAACGACTTTTAGGCATGAATCACTCTCCCACTGATATTACGACTGACCCCAAGTGGATTGCCGAGCAAACCGACCGGCTGGCCGGCTGGGAGCTTCTTCAACGTCATTGCGGGCGCGGGGGGCAAGAACTGTCTGAGCGCGTGCTGACAGACAAGTTGGCCATGCCCGTATCGTTTTGGCATGGTATGATTCGCCAGATAAAGCGCCGCCATCCTAATGCAAAAAAGTGACGAAGAGAAAGCCCTGACGTTTTACAACGAAAAGGGTCCAGACGTTGTTGTCCTAAAGACGGCTTATGATAACACCGTTACGGAGCTTTCTGAGTATTTTAGCCAGTGTAGCCGTTCCTACGACGAACGCCGCAACTACTGGCCGGGTAAGAGCGAAGACCTGCGCAAGCACGGGGCTGACTCTTTCCCGTGGGATGGGGCGTCAGACACCGAGGTTCACGTCATAAACGAGCGGATTAACGCCTACGTTGCCCTGTGCCTTACGTCCCTCAACCGCGCCAACATCCGAGCCTATCCGGTAGAGGTGGGCGATATGGCGCAGGCCAAGGTGACCTCTAGCTTCCTTAAGTGGATGATTGCCTCATACATCCCCCGCTTTAAGCAGGAGATGGAGCTTGCGTCCAACTACCTGCTTGAGCGTGGGCTGATGATCACCTACGTTGGCTGGGACCGCGAGAAAAACAAATACCTCCAGAAGTTCTCGCTTGAGGACATTGCCGCCAGCAACCCCCGCCTTGCCTCCGTTATCCTAGACGGCAGCGACGACGCAGGGGTGATTGCCATGCTTAAGTCGGTGTTCCCCGATCTCAAGGACAAGCGGGCCAAGAAAGCCATCAACCAGCTTCGCGCCAAGGGCACCTGTGAGCTTACGGTGACGCGCCGCGACATTGACCGGCCTTGCGTTAAAACCTGTGCCCCAGACGGCGATGTGCTGTTTCCGCCGTATTGCATGGACCCGCAGCGTGCTCCCTACGTCTTCTACAAGACGCGGATGACGGTGCAAGAGATTCTCAACAAAGTAGAAGTGTCCGATTGGAACCGCGAATGGGCGGACTACTGCGTTGAGCACTTTAGGGGGCAAAGCACCGACGTTGTGAGCGGCAACCCGGCAGAACAGGCCACCCGATCCAGCGTTGCGGAATGGCAGAATGACGAGCTAATTGACGTTCTCTACGTCTATCAGCGCCTCGTTGACCAAGAAGACGGAAGCCAAGGCATCTACCTTACGGTGATGTCTCCGCTCTTTACCGGCAAGGGAGATGTGCCCGGCCATGCTAAGTTTGAGCTTTTAAACGGCTACGAGGACTACC